ACCTTATCGGCCCCGACGAAGTCCATGTGATCAAGGAGAACGTCTCCGAGGAACGCAGCGGCATCTGGCACTTGTCGCATGATCTCAATCAGGGTGTCCCGAGTCTCTTCGCGCTGCGTGGCGAAACTCGGCCCCTGGCTGACAACCACGTCATACTTTCCTACGGTCAGGTTGTAGAGCCTCGGCTGCCCGTTCTCACCTCCCCTGGAAGCGCCGCCGGCTTCCTGGGTCAGTTGGATAATATTATCCGCCTGGTCCTCGCCCAGAATACGCACGGTCTGCCGCACCGAATACACCGCAGGGATGATTTCAACCATGCAACGTCCAGCGTAGCCAATGGCACGGGATAGGTTGTCGATAAAGTGGAAGTTGCTGATGTCACCCTGGCGCTGCCGCGTGCGGATGGCGATGCCGCTCTTCTCGGGGGCCTCGGCACCCAGAGACGGGTCGTATATGCCGGTGATTGCCTTCATGTCGTCGTTCGACATCATCGCCTCATTTAGAGCACCGGCAGGCACACCGGCAAACGCCTCCCTGCGAGGGACCGCAGGGGCGTCGGTGCTATATTCGAGGTATGCGTGAGACCTCGTGTTTGCGGACTCCCACTTGGCCTCGTCCCCCTTCGGTATGAACCCCTTGGGGCCGACCCACGGGGCCTTGGGGGCCAGCGCCACCAGCTCGGTCGTCGCGCTGCGCCAGAAGTTGAACATAACTTGCGGGTCTTTGGCGTCGCGGATCATGGAGCGGAACTCACGCCTCCCGTCGATGTACACCTCATCGCCCCAGACCGGACACACCGGGATCATTGACCCCGGCCACTCCTCCTCCTTGAGCACCTCGGCGCCGCTCATCACTCGCCGCATGACCTTGAAGTATTCAACTGTGCGCTCCTGGCGCACGGCGGTCATGGCCTGCTCCAGGTACGCCTTGGCAATCTCCTTGTCGTCGTCGGCGCCCCCAACGGGGATGCCCCCGGCCTCGAAGTATTGCCGGGCCATGTTGGGCAGGTCATCCTGGCGGACAGAGATAAGGTCTTCCTTTCCGGTCTCCAGATTAGGCACGGCCAACTGGAGCAGTGTGCGGGTGTTCCGCTCACGCAGAAAATACTCCGCAACTCGTATCTCGTCCTCGCTTATCCAGTTGTCTGCGCCATCGTTGCGGGTGTCGCCATCGAATGGCAGCATGGATGCGTTGGGGTACTCTCGCTCGAAGTCTCGCTGGTTCATCTTCTCACTGATGAACGCGTACTCCCAGTCGCTGGCGTCGAATGCTGTGGACGTGACATCCCAGTGCACCGATAGAGCGTTGGGGATGCGATGCACCCGGACTTCCATGTCGAAGGTCTCTGGATGCGCGTAGTCGATAGATAAACGAAAGAACCCGAAACCCCCCGTTACTGCGAGATCAATAGCAGTGTCGTAGGCCACGTCCGCGTGGCTGCCGCGTTCGATGGAGCGGATGATGCCGCTGATAACTTCGGCGCTGTCCTCGTCTGCACCGTTATCGACTGGAGAGACTTTGATGGCTGGCTTGTTCTGACGGCTCTCGTTCACTACCGCTCGGATCAGTGGAGGAAGCTTGTTGATCACCAGGACGGGCCGGCCTTCCTGGGTGCGCTGCTTCTTGATGGCGTCGGGCCACTGGTCGGCCATGCGGGCAAACTTCACGTCGTCGTAGTAGCTCTCCCGGTTCACCTCCGAGCCGTCCTGGCTCTCTTGAAAGCGGGACAGGGCGTCCTTCATAATATCGTCGGAGGGGTTCATCTTCGACTTGTTGGCATCAGCCATGGTAAGTCGTCCATCTGGTGGGCGGGGGCGCGCATCACTGCGAGCTCTTCAGCATAGCCGAAGAGCCAATACCTTGTCCATGTCGGAGCGCGTATCATCCCATCCACGCCCCTTGAGGCAGCGGCGCTCTCTCTTGAGGCCGCTCGTTGCGCTCTCGGGTAAGCTCGGGGAACAGAGACGTAAAGCACCAGATCGCGCTCTCGGCTCGGTCGGGGGACAGTCTGTCTGGGCCCTCCCAGCCGTGCGGCGTGAAGAGGCATAACTGGTTCTCTAGCTCGGTGTATGTGCCGACATGATGTATCTGGCCGGTCTCATACAGGGCGCTGATGGGCTCGGCGCGAACGTGCTTACCTCGTGTAGCCCGCACTTCGATAATTGGCAGGCCCTTGCGGATCGTTTGGAGCGTATGCCGGCACATATCTCCGCCCTGGTTGACTTCGATCACAACGGCGTCGGCCTCCCACTTGTCAAACATCGACACGGCCCTAGACGCCCAGGCGTGCGGCGAGCCGTGCATCGATGCGTCTTCGATCAGGTAGCCGTGGCCGCGCTCGTCCCTACCACACACAGTGATGCCGTGCTCGTTTGAATCTGTCTCATCAGTCACCGCCGGGTCTACTCCGACCAGGATGCGCTCCAGGACGGGCTTCTCTTTCAGCCGCGTATTGTGCAGCGTCTGCCGGGTCCAGATAGCGCCGAGCGCCTGGGGCTCGTATCCCCCCATCCAGATATGATCGTATCGATCAGGGGAGTGCACCTCGTCGTGAGCGCGCTCCTCTTCGAGAACCTGCGGGAAGAACTGGTTGTCCACATAGTTAGCGTTGACGACGACCGACCGGGGAGGCAGCGTCTCGCCATTGAGCAGCAGGTCAATGGGGTCGTTTGCACTTCGAGGGTTCCACGACGCCCATATCTCGCTCTCCTCCTTGCGAAGTGTAGGCCTAAGTAACTCCAGTGAATATTTCGACAACGTCTGCGCCTCCTCTATCCAAGCCCACAAAAAGCCCTCCAAGCTCTTAATGGACTGCGCCGTGTGGTCTTGCATTCCGTTGAATACTATCACGCCGCCGCCCGGAGTCCGCACCTCGGCAGTCTGCACGTTGAACTCCTCGCCCATGTTAAAAGCGTTGAGCGTGTCCTCGATCAGCAGCTTGGCGCTATCCTTGAGAGACTTCTGGACCTCGCGGATGCAGACCCCCCTTGAGCCAGGGTTTGAAATGGCGGTGCTCACCGCCATTGCCGCGAAGTTGTGCGACTTGCCGCTGCCGCGCCCACCCCTGGCACCCTTGTAGCGCGCTGGTGACCAGAGCGGCTGGAAGACCTTCGGAACGACGTGTTTAGGCATTCGGCGGCCACCAGGGCAGAGGCAGTCGGACCTCAAGAATGAACGACGGCGCGCCGGCTCGATTAGCACGCCACAGTTGCCAGACGAGGCCGGCGAAACTGCGCCAGCCGATATGGGGTGCCGTGCCGGCCTCCGCTCGTCGGAAGGCCGCCTCGGGCCCCGCTGGCTTGTAGGGCTGTGAGAACCGGCCTTCCATCACTCAAACGAGATTGTGAGGTGCGTCGGCCTCTTGTCGTCCACGCCAATTTGCAGAGGGATGACGCGGCCCAGCAGCGAGGTGAACGCCTTGGGCTCAACCTTCGCCAACCACACCATGTAATGCTTCAGACCATCGGTCTTCTTGCCCGCCTTCTCCAGGCCGACCTCGGCGGCGGCGACCAGGATGGCGTCCTTGATGAGGCCCGTGGTCTTGTTGACGCCGCCCTTGGGACGACCCGGACCAGGCGGCAGCTTGTGGCGCCCCTTCGGTTTCTTCCGTGTTTCTTTAACCGTTGCCATTCTCTCTCTCCTTCGAGTTTGCGACGCGGCGAGAGTGCCTGTTGCCCTCGGTGTCGAGCGCCGCCTTCTGCCCGGCGACCGCCGCGTCACGCTCATTCTCCAACGCCATGACCAGGAGCGCGCTTAGGTGGCGAAAGACTTGCATCTTGTCGAGGTGTGCCAGTCCGCGCTTCTCCAGCATGTGCCAAACGCCGTTTCCGACCTGCTGATGATATTGGTTGAGCGGTGGCAACTGCTGCTCGGGCCGCAGGTCTATGTCTTTGATGGGGGCGTCGCCTGGAGCGGCGGGCGATTGATCCATGGGTCAACTCCCGGTGTCGGTGAGAACCAAGAATAAGTGCACCGAGCTACCGGCGTCAAGTACGCAGCGCGTGGCGCACATACCACACGGCGATGAGCGCCGCCTCCGCGACGCCTTCGTCCTTCATCAGGGGCCACCACTTGTTGGCGGCCTCTTGGCCCAGCATTCGAGTCGCAAGGTCTAGGCTGGCCCGCTTCGAGGAGCTCAAGCCCATGGCCTTCTTCCAGACGTTTGGGGCGACATATTCGACCCGGTCACACAGGCAGTGCATCAGTACCTCGACTCCGCCAAACATCCGACCAAATTGAAAACTGGACGAGACGCCCTGACGGGGCATGGCGTGCACAAGCTCGACTACGCCGACCGCCTTGGGTAAGCCAGCGCGCCCCCCAAACCTGACGAACGCCTCCATGCCGTCGAGCGCCACCTTTGCCCGCACCTGCATGGTTGGCGTCCTCATGGCGTGACGCACGTCGATCCGACCGACGCCGTCTACCTCGACTAGCGCAAGGCCGCCTGTCTTTCCGGGGTCCACTCCTAGCACAATCATCGCCGTCTCCTTCGCTGGTTTGGGCCGCCCATCCCAAGGAGGGCGACCGCACAGGTCGCCCCTCCGTAGGAGGGGTAATTAGACTTATAGACTTATAGCATTGATTTCATTACATTTTCTCTCCCTATAAGTCCTATAAGTCGACACCCTGGACTTATGACTCATAGCTTTGATTTCATTGCATAAATAGACTTATAGCTAATATGCTATAAGTCTAATATACCCCCCTAGACTTATAGAGGCTCCTTCTCAATATACAGGTACAATTTGGACTTCTCGTGGGGCCCATTCTTAGCCACTCGGACGTACAAGTCGCCCACCTTTAAGCCGTCGCCAAACTCGTCTCGCAACGTGTTTGCGGCGTCACCCGACCAGACGCTCCAGGGCCAGTCGGGGGTGCCGGCCATGTCCTTAAACACGGCGCGCAGGGGCGTCGCGCTCTCGCCGTATTTCTGCACTAGCATGTACGCCCAGCGGGGCCCTGGCCGGTCGCCGCCGAGCTCGTCCATCATCACCTGGGAGAGGCACGACCAGTCCCCGACGTAGACCGGCACGCCCATCTCGTCGCCCTGGCCCAGGTCGTGGCTGACCATCTCGTACCATAGCGCGCCACGGCGCCGGGAGAAGTTCCCCTTGGCGATGTCCGCCCGGAAGAAGCGAGCCCGCAGCTTGTCAATCTCTGCCGGCGACGCCTTCTTACCAAGGAAATTCTTGGCGTCGGCCAGGGACATCTGCATGAGGGTCGTAGCGATACGCGCCGTATCCACCA